GAGACACGGCAGGAAGTCGCCGCCGAGTTACAACCACGGGCTACACAAACCAAGCGGGGCAGTTTCAAAGTGCCGCTCTTGTGGCTGATGATTTGCCAGGGGTAACAACAAGCACGACCTACAACATCCAACTCAGCTCAAATGGCACTGGCAGCGTGTTTCTCAACCGTTCTGCCACCGACACGGACTCCAACATTTTTGCCCGAGGTGCATCGTCCATCCTGCTGATTGAATACACACCATGATTCCAGAGTCTCAATTCTACGAAGCCGTAGCTCTAGCAGCCCCAGGAAGGCCATTCATGCTCTCTCCTGAGACCTACGCTGGCCTAACCATGTTGGACAACGGGCCAAAGCCTACCATGGCGCAGATTCAAGCAGCCTGGGACAATCGACCTGCAAAGCCTTTGCCGCCTATTTCCGTGACAATGGCAGCACTTCGCCTAGCTTTAGGCCGTGACGTTTGCATTCAGATTGGTGCATACATTGCTAGTATCACCGACGTGAACGCAAAATGGCAGGCGCAGACATGGTGGGAAAAGGCACCAACGGTAAACAGTAGCCATCCCGTCGTGGAAAGCTTCCAAGCCGCTCTAGGTTACACTGACGAACAGGTGAAAGACTGGTTTGAAGCCGCTAAAGCAATCGACAACCAATGAGCAGCCTGATCAAGATCAACTCAGCTTGGCTTACAGTGGTCATGTCATCGCTGGGAACCGCTGCTTACATTACTTGGTTAGCCAGCGCCAAAGCAACGGCGATTGAGACGGCACAGCGTGAGATCATCACTCTCCAGGATTCAGACAAGCAACAGAGCGCCGTTTTGAACCGTCTCGACGAGAGAACGGTCATAATCCTGGAGACGCTTAAAAACCTGATGAAGAAGTGAAACGGCCTAACTACACACCGCTATTCTACCCCTCAAAGAATATGAAAATCATCCTCTCCAAACTCCGCGAGAAATCGACCTGGCTTGGTCTTGTCACGATCCTAACCGCCTTTGGCGTCCCGCTGCCTCCCGAGATGTCCAATGTTGTTGGTGAACTCGTTCAAGCCGCTGCTGGCGTTGCCCTTGTCGCTATCACCCCGAAGAAGTGACAACTTACGGCATCAAACGCATTCAGGAGAAGATTGGCACTGAGCCTGATGGCTTCTGGGGTCCAAAATCTATTGCTGCTTGTCAGCGTTACCTGCTTGCTTTGATGCCGAAGCCTAATCCATGGCCGAAGCCAGACCAGAAAAGCCTAACCGCTTTTTATGGTGCTCCTGGTGACGAATCGCAGCTAACCAGCCTTAGCGTGAAAGGGCTAGGCATCCAGTTTGACGGCAAGCCAGTCTCTAGCATTCGCTGCCATCACAAGGTAGCAGATAGCTTGGGGCGAATCCTCAAAAGCCTAGCAGAAAGCCATCCTGATCTGTTGAAAGAATATGCTGGAGTTTTCAACAACCGCACGATGCGAGGAGGAAGTCTGCCTAGCCTACATGCCCGAGGCGCTGCGATTGATCTAGCGCCATCCACAAACGGCAATCATACAGTCTGGCCGATTCGTGCTACCATGCCGTTGGAAGTCATGGAAACCTTTGCCAAGGAAGGCTGGAAGTCAGCAGGTGCGTTTTGGGGCAGAGATGCCATGCACTTCGAAGCCACATCTTGATTGCCTTGCTTTTTAGTGGAAAACTAGGTTATGCCAAACACCCCTTATCAAACGGATGGAGACTCAGGTTTTATCGGCATGGCAAGCCGAGACAACCCCGTCAATATCCAGCCTGGATATGTCCAGTTTGCGAAAAATATCCGCATGGACAGGGGAAACGCTGCTGTCCGGTCTGGCTGCCGTGATTTGACGCTACCTAGTCTCGTTACGGCTGGTGTGAACTTCCACACAAGCTGCACTTACCTGGATGCCGCTGGCACTGAATACCTGATCCTAGTCGCTTCAGACGGCCTTTATGCGTATGACACCAGCACAGGAAACCTCTCCACGAAATATGCCTTTCCGAGTCGCACGATTAGCGGCACGACTTACGTTCGAGGTATTACTGCATCTGACCCGTGCGACGCGTTCCAGGCTGCTGATAAGGTGTATATCCTTCGTGGCTACTCTCGTAATCCGGTTCTCACCATTACGGGCTCACCAGCCGTTAGTCGCACAGGATCAACCGTCACGCTGACATTTGGTGGAACCAATCCTGGTTATGCCGTTGGAGATGAGATCATTGTTTATGTCCCTGGACATCAAGACTTGTCAGGGTCTTACTTTGTTGAAACGGCAACGCTAGCCGCTGGCGTCTATTCGGTGACTTATGTCACGGCGACTTCTGGCAACAAGACCCACACGACATTTACCAGCGTTGAAGCCAAAGCCGCTCTCGTTTGGGATGGCAGCACGGTGAGCGTGGTAGAACAAGCTACAGCCACTCAATACCCCTATCTAGAAGGCGGTGACGACGTTTGTATGCCTCCTGCTGACTTCGGCATGTACTTTCAAGGTCGAATCGTGCTTTGTGTTAGTCGTGACGAGATCGCAGCGTCAAACTTCTATGAGCCAAACGTCTTTGATGTCACTCTCGACCAGTTCCGCATCAATACAGGCTCGAATGATTACATCGTCGGCTTTGTGCCGTTCCAGGAGGACAAGTTCCTGATCTTCCAACGAAACAGCATTTACTATGCCTTCCTGCCACCTCCTGCCATTGCCGCGAGCATTGATCCTGGAATTAACGCTGACTCATTCATTCAAACGCTAACCACGCAGTTTGGATGCTCTGCCAGACGTTCGATTCAGCTAGCAGGCCAGCAGGTGTTCTTCCTTTCTGACCGTGGCATCTTCCAACTCTCGCACACTCTCGACCTGCGATTGATTGGAGATCAAAGACCGCTCTCCGAGCCCATTAGCGACCTAGTGAACCGCATCAACGCCACGGCTTCCAGTGGCTCTTGCGGCCTATTCTGGAACAACCGCTACTATCTGGCAGTGCCGATGGATTCCGGCACGTCGAACAATGCTGTTCTGGTCTATTCGCTGCTGAATCAAGCTTGGGAGTCCATGGACAGCTACCCATCGCAGATGCAGCCCAAAAACCTGCTTCAGGCTCTGTATAACAACAGTAAACGGATGTATGCCGTATCGGCTGGCAACTACTTTTTGTTAGAAGAAGAGGATTACGACGAGATCAATGACGGCACAGGAACGCCTGTCCTAGGAACGGCAACGCTAGGCACAACTGGAGGAGCAACCTCAGCCACCTTCGTGGAAGGTGCTGCAACGATTCCCGTTGATGGGCAAATCTTGACTCGTCGTTACAACTTCAAGACCTTCGACGAAAAACGCTTTAGCGGTCTCCAGTCAGACTTTGTGTTAAACCAAGGCGACGACATGACGATTTCCGTCGTTATCACTAACCCTGACACCACGGTTCAGCTTATCCGCTTTGGAGCTACGGCTGACGAAGATAAAACCGTCAGAACTCGCATTGGCCGCAGAGGCTATTCCGCTGACATTCTCTTCCAAAGCTTGGCAGGTAGGCCAGTCTTGCGAAGCTACTCGTTAGACGCTACCGTAACAGGAAGAAACCTCGTATCTGCTGAATAACATGGCAAAACTTCAATCCGGCGTATCGCCATTTACCAACGGTCAAACGCTATCCGCCAATGACCTAAACAACCACGTCACGGGGGCGTCTCCCTTGCCTGACTTCATCGCTCTACAAACCGAGCTAACCTCCCCAGCGACAGGTGACGAATTGCTGATTAATGACATTGACGGCGGAGCGGTGAAAAAGATCACGGTGGCAACCTTAGCGGGAAACTTGCCAGCAACCACGGCTTCCTCTTTAGCGGTTAGCACCAATGCCGCAGTAACTGGAAACCTCACCGTAGGAGGCAACACAACCCTTGGCGACTCAGCATCTGACACAGCGACAATCAACGCTGCCGCAACCTTTGGAGCTGCTGCCACGTTCAGCGGTGCTACAACCTTAAATGGCGCAATTAGCGCAAACAATGACGCCACTCTAGGGCAAGCAGCCGTCACAGGCACCTACACTAGAGTGACGACGACGATCACGGTAACAAAGGCAGCACACGGCCTAACGACTGGAAACAGCCGTTGGTTTATCATCGAAAACAACACGGCGCTTTCTGGCACTTACTCGGTTACGGTGACGGGAACCGATACGTTTACGATCACTGTCACTGATAGCGGCGCTGCCTCTGGAAACGTCTCCTGGTATGAGCGCACGACCACCGTTCAATCGACGCTAGCAGGCAGCATTCAGGGTGACATTGCAGCGAATCTGAAGACGGTGGAGCTAGGATCAGGAGACGAGTTCTTATTCAAGGACGTTTCCGACTCCAACAAACTACGATCAACCCCAGGTGGCCTGATTAAAGCCTGGGCAAACATTGACGCCAACTTCACAACCATTTCAGGCACCTATAACCGAACGTCAGGCTCTACCACCATAACAGTTACCAGGTCTGCGCATGGTTTCCGAGTTAATGATGTAGCTTGGTTCTCTGGAACGGGTTTGACGGCTGGCTGGTATAGCATCGCAACTGTTGTCAGCTCTAGCGTTTTCACGATCGTGACGCCAACTACAACGGCTCAAACAAATGCTGCAATTAGCTGGTTTCAGCATAACTTGTTAGCTGGAACTAACGTTTACTCTGCCTATGGCAAAGATACGGCCCGTGTGATTCATGTCAATTTCACCAACAAGCCGCCCTCGGCAGATGCTTACATCGTGATGCTGTCAGCGGTGAAGTTTACCTCATCAACCAACCTGTTTACTCCGCAGGTTAATAACATTGTCAGCAATGTGCCATCTAGCATTATGAAAACCGTCAATGGCTTTGCTTTTGTGAGCTATGACACTGGCGGCATCGTTACCTCAACCTCTGGTGAGTTTCACGTTCAGTCCATTTGGTGATGCAACCTTGGCAAAAAGCAGCTCTTTGGTTCTCCAGGAACTCGGACGGTGACACGTTCGAGCAGTTGCTAGCCGAATACTTCAAAAATGGTTATGTCTATTCTTCCCCTAGTTGCTTCTTGCTGTTTCGTCCTGTCTTCTGGGATGGAATGGACGTATTCACCGAAGCTGACAAACCAAATGCATGGTTTGTGCATCTTGCCGCAGGCGACATGATGGATATGTTCAAAGCGTGCCCTTTTCCGTTGGAGCACCTTGTTTTTCAGCGTCACGGACAAGACCGCTATCGCGCCTATTCCTTCAACTCTCTACACTCCAAACTAAATGGGCTCTAAAGCTTCCGCACCCAAAATCCCGTCTTACAGTTCGCAGATG